TATCGGAATTGTACGAGATCGGTCCCGGGGACCGGGCGGGGGACTCAACATTTTGCGCCTCATAGTTTTGAAATTCCGGGAGGTGAGATCATGGGAGCGCGTGGACCTTTACCTAAGTTACAAGTAGTTGATGGCACCTTCCAGCCACCGGCAAATTCACCCAAAGCAAAGCCGGTCTTACCAAAATGTCCCACATGGCTGACAAAGGAAGCCAAACGGGAGTGGAAGCGAGTAGCAGGACCGCTTTACCGCGCAGGACTGCTTACAGAACTGGACACAAACACCCTGGCTATGTACTGCGAGACCTGGGCGCGCTTTGAACGCTGCCAAAGGATACTGGCCCAAGAGGGTGATACCTATATACAGAGCAATGGGGAGCCTAAGCAGCGGCCTGAGTATTACATCATGAAAGATTCCATGAAGGAGCTGCGGGCCCTTATAACCCTGTTCGGCCTGGCACCTGGTCCACGGATGCGGATGGAGCTGCCCGAACCACCGGCCCGGGATGAAATGGAGGAGTTACTAAATGGCATTTGATCTCAACATTGTTAAAGCCCATCTAAGAATAGATCATGATCTTGAGGATAACCTGATCGGTAGCTATATGACTGCAGCTCAGGACTTCGCCGAATCCTTCCTGGGCTGTAAGCTGACAGACTTTGAGACCTTGCCCGGAACAGTCCTGGCGGGGTTACTGCTTCATACTGCCATACTTTACGAATCCCGGGAAGGAGAATTCATAGAAAAGAACCTAAGGGCAGTAAGGCTATTGTACTGGCCCCATAGGAAGGTGAGCGTATGAGAACCAGCACCTTAAGGCACAAGGTGGAAATACAAGAACTGATTGAAACTCAGGATGCTATTGGTAATCAAATATACGAATGGACTAAGGTTGGGGAAGCATGGGCAGCCATTGAACCATTGAAGGGTGAAGAATACTTTGCCGCTGCAACCATCCAGGCCCAGATCAGTCATAAAGTGACTATGCGGCCACCAGGTATTGAGATAACACCGGCACACCGGATCATATTCGGCAGCCGGATCTTTGAAATAGAATCAGTCATCAACGTAGAGGAACGTAACCGGGAGTTGGTACTGATGTGTGTCGAGAAGATTTGGTCGACTACTTAAAACAGTACACGGTATTAGACAGAACGATTGACAGAAAACTGGAGGCTATTGAGGAATTACAGGAAGCTGCCAGCCGGATCACAGCCAGGTACGAACCGAAAGCTAAAGGCGGCAGCATATATAAGGCTGGGAACGCGCTAGCAGCTAAGATTGATTTAGAGGAAAGTCTGTTAGACGATATAAGCCGTTTAATAGATCTATACCATGAGTTACATAGATTATTCGATCAAGTTAACGATGGCCGGCTGAGATTGCTTCTACTTTACCGCTATATTAATGGTTACACATTTGAGCAAATAGCAGAGAAGCTGGGACTATCTTGGAAACGCACTTTTGATCTTCACAAAAAAGCACTGGAGGAGGTATGGACGATATGGACCGCGCGGAACGGGTGCTAAAATTCATATCGCTGCTTAAACATAGTAAAGCACCCTGGGCGGGATTACCCTTCCAGTTGATGCCCTGGCAAGAGGATTTTATAAGGACTTTATACGGGACACTTAAGCCTGACGGAACTAGACAGTACCGGCAGGCTTTATTGTATCTGCCCCGCGCAAACGGTAAAACCAGCCTGGCAGCAGCTCTGGCTCTGTATCATCTGCTGGCTGATGGTAAGCCTGGCGCAGAAGTTTACCTGGCCGCAGGGAGCCGGGAGCAGGCCAGTATATGCTTTAACCAGTGCCGGGACTTCGTAAGAAGTAGCCCGACATTAAACAAGCGCTTAAGAATTATCGAATACAAGAAGCTGATTATGGATCCGCCCAGTGGCAGTGTATTAAAGGCCTTGTCAGCTGATGGCGCCCTGGCACACGGATTAAATCCCACTGCGATAATCGCAGATGAGCTGCACATTTGGGAAGGTAAACGCGGACGGGAGCTATGGGAAGCACTGCAGACCGGTTTTGGAACCCGGGAGGAGCCGCTGCTGCTTTGTATATCTACGGCCGGTTATGATCGGGCCAGCCTTTTTTATGAGGTTTACGAACATGCCAAGAAGGTGCAGGAAGGTAAGGTTAAAGATGATTCTTTCCTCCCCTGGCTCTATGAAGCAGATCCGAACGATGACTGGTTAAGTCCTGAGACCTGGAAAAAGGCGAATCCAGCCCTGGGAGAATTCCGGTCATTAGAGGATATAAAAGCCCTGGCTGACCGGGCCAAACAATCCCCAGCCTTAGAGAATTCCTTCCGGCGGCTTTACTTGAACCAGTGGACCCAGAGTGAAACAGCCTGGATCCCGGCTGATCGCTGGGCAGCTTGCGGCCAACTGGTGGTGCCGGAAGAACTAAAGGGCAGAGAGTGTTATGGCGGGCTGGATCTGTCAGCCACCACCGACCTGGCCGCTTTTGTGTTAGTGTTCCCGGATGACAATGACCCGCCTAATTATACGGTATTACCTTACTTCTGGCTGCCAGAAGCCAGAGCTACCGCAGAACGGCGGGATAATGTAGACTACCGAGCCTGGGCAAGAGCTGGAAAAATAAAGCTGCTTCCTGGTGATGTTCTGGACCAGCGGATCATCAAAAAGGACATTCAGAAGCTGGCCAGCATGTACCGGATTAAGGAAATCGCCTTTGACCGCTGGAACGCTTTCCAACTGGCTGTGGAGCTGGGGGAAGAAGGAGCCACTATGGTAAGCACCGGCATGGGCTATGCCAGCCTATCAGCTCCAAGTAAGACCCTGGAGGAGTGGGTACTGTCTGGCAGGCTAAATCATGGGGGCCACCCGGTCCTAACTTGGAATATCGGGAATGTAACCCTGGAACAGGATGCAGCTGGAAACATTAAGCCCAGCAAAGCCCGGTCAAAGGATCGGATAGATGGAGCTGTAGCCTTAATACTTGCAATATCCCGGGCTATGCTGCGGGAGAAGAAGTCAGTCTACAAGGAAAGGGGGTTAATTACGATTTGAGCATACTACAAAGGCTATTCAAGCCAAAAGAAAAGCGGGATTTCACCCAGCGGGACCCTGAGGGCTGGATAGATATATTAGGTCCGCTGACCAGCTCCGGGGTGCATGTAACACCTACTACCGCCCTGAGTGTACCGGCTGTACTCAGAGCAGTAAGCCTATTATCTGGAGCAGTAGCCAGCCTGCCGTTAAAGGTATTTCGAAGGACTGATAAAGGACGGGAAGAAGCTACCGAAAACCAGGTATATAAGCTGCTCCACCAGGCGCCGAATCCCTTGCAGACTCCCTTCACCTTCAAGGAGCTAATCATGAACCACTTACTTTTAAGTGGTAATTTTTTTGCCTTTATTGACTGGCAGGGAGGAAAACCTGCTGCCTTATGGCCGTTAAACCCGGCAGCAGTCACTGTTGAACAGGACCAAACAACAGGGGCCATCACCTACCGGATTAACACCATTAAAGGCCAGCAGGTATTACAACCCCGGGAAGTGCTGCATATCCTGGGCATGACCCTGGATGGCATAAAAGGAGTTAGCCCCATTACATTTGCCCGTGAAAGCATTGGCGGCGCTATTGCTGAGCTCCAACACGGGCAGAATTTCTTTAGGAATGGGGCAGCTCTATCTGGAGTATTACAGCACCCTGGAACCCTCAGTCCAGAAGCAGCAGAAAACCTTCGAAGGTCCTGGCGGGAGAAATACTCAGGCCCGGATAATGCCGGCAAGGTTGCTGTCCTGGAGGAAGGAATGACTTTTCAGCCCGTGGCCTTATCCAACAAGGACAGCCAGTGGCTGGAATCAAGGCAGGTAAGTGTTTTAGACATAGCCCGCATATTTGGGGTGCCACCGGCACTTATAGGGCACCTAGAAAAAGCTAGCTACAGCAGCCAGGAAGCACAGAACCTGGAATTTCTGACCCATAGCCTAAGACCCTGGCTGACCAGGATAGAGCAGGCCCTTAACCGGGCGCTGATCACTCACAGCAGCCTTTATGTGGAGTTTACTACCGGGGACCTGCTCAGAACTGACCTTAAAAGCCGCTTTGACGCTTATCGGGTAGCCCTGGCAGCCGGTTTTATGAGTGTGAACGAGATAAGAAAACTGGAGAACCTTCCTGCTGTTGATGGCGGGGATATACTTTATAGGCCCCTAAACATGGGAGAACTAGGAAAGGAGGAATCGCCGATTGACGAAGGAGATTAGGTCTTTACCGGTAACCCTGGAAGTGCGATCTACCGGGGAAAATGGAAAGCGGACCATAGCCGGTTATATAGACTACAATTCCCCAAGTGAAGTATTAACCGACAGCTGGGGGGACCGCTTTATAGAGGAGCTGGCTCCTGGTTGTTTTGATGCCAGCCTGGCCAGCCGGGATGTTGTTGGCCTGTGGTCACATGACATTACCCAGGTACTGGGCAGTACCAGGAGCAAGACCTTGCGGATAACTTCCAACCAGGATCGGCTGAGCTTCGAGCTGGACCTGCCAGATACCCAGGCTGGTAATGATGCCTGGGCCATTATCCAGCGGGGGGACGTGACTGGGCTTTCTATCGGAATGATAGTAAAGAATGACAAATGGAGTGAAGTTGACCAGGATGGGCAGACACTGTATAAGCGGACTATTATCGAGGCCGATTTATACGAAATTAGCCCAGTAGCTTTTCCAGCCTACCCAAGCACAGAAGTAGCTTGCAGGAGCTTGGCGGAATACAAAGTAAACGCCGCTACCGGTTTAAGGAAGAAAATACTCTCCCTTGAACTGGAATTATTGGAATTATAGGAGGTTGATCACATGATAAAGGAATTAAGAGAAAGATTAGAAGCCTTAAAAGCTGAGACCCGGACACTGCTGGCAGCCGGTAAGGTTGACGAAGCAGAAGCCAAGATGGTGGAAGTAAGAGCAACTAAGGAACTGATAGACCGACTGGAAGCTAATATAACGGCCGCAGCTGTGCCACCCGTGGCAATTTCCACTGGCGGGGATCTGGAAGCCCGCGCAGCTTTCAATCACTACCTGAGAACTGGCGAGATTAGAGACGGCAACAACGCGACTGGATTGATGGTATCCAGCAGCACCAAGGGGGCGGCATTGGCCCCGGATGACTTTGCTAAAGAAATCATTGATGGACTTAACAATGAAGTGGTTATGCGGCAACTGGCCCGGATCCTGCCGCCTATTTCTGGTAAATCTGTTGCCTACCCCCGGCGCACTGGAGGCAGCGGCGCGGCAATGGTGTCAGAAGGCGGGCCCATTACTCCGTATGATCTGACCTTTGACCAGGTTATCCTGATCCCGAAAAAAGCGGCAGCCTTGGTTGAGGTAAGCAATGAGTTGCTGCAGGATGAGGCCGTCGATTTGGCCGGGTACCTGGCGCAGCATTTCCGGGACGAGATCGGGGAGTTAATCGAGGGCCAGTACTGGAACGGTGACGGCACGGCCCCGAACCTGCAGGGTATCCTTACCGCTGTGGATGACGAAGGCGAGCCTTTGATCAAGCGCATCGAGACCAAGGGTGCCAGCGTGACCGCGGATGACGTGCTGGCGCTGTGGGCTGC